TCAAGGTTCAAGTGGCGTTAATCACCCGCTTTTAGCAGAAGCCGTTACTCAATTTCAAGCCCAGGCATATAAAGAACTTCTCCCACCTTCTGGCCCAGTACAGGTACAAGTGATAGGAGAGCAAAATCCGGAAATTATTGCACAATCGACTCGGGTTAAAGAATTTATGAATTATCAGATAACCCATGTTATGGAAGAGTACGATCCTGAAATGGATTCTCTTCTTTTCTACTTACCTTTGTCGGGCAGTGCGTTTAAGAAAGTTTATTTTGACACGATGTTGGATCGAGCCGTAAGTGAGTTTGTGAAAGCTGAAGACCTGGTTGTTAGTTATTCTACAACTGATCTTTCTACTTCTCCTCGGGTGACTCATGTTATGACCATGACCAAGAATGATCTGCTTAAGATGCAACTTAATGGAACTTATTCTGATGTCGAATTAATGGATCCAGGCAATGTTCAACCTAACGAAGTTCAAGAAAAAATGGAAGAACTAGAAGGGGTCAGTCCAACTTATGCAGAGAATAATGAGCTCTACACTATTTTGGAAATGCACGTTGATCTTCGTCTAACTGAGATTGAAGATCATGGTTTTGCCTGTCCCTATATTGTAACGGTCTGTGAAGACATGAACCAGGTGCTTGCTATTCGCCGTAATTGGGAAGAAGGAGACTCACTCTATAAAAAAGTGGATTATTTTGTTCAGTATAAATTCCTTCCAGGACTAGGGTTTTATGGCTTTGGTTTAATTCACATGATTGGGGGCTTAACCAAATCGGTTACGTCTATACTAAGGCAATTGATTGATGCAGGAACCTTGGCCAATTTACCTGCTGGTTTCAAAGCAAGAGGAATGCGTATTCAAGGTGAAGACGAACCACTGCAACCTGGAGAGTTCAGAGATGTCGATGTTGCAGGGGGCACGATTAAAGATTCCTTACTACCGCTTCCTTACAAAGAACCTTCGGCAGTTTTATCTCAATTGTTGGGCATTCTAGTTGATTCCGGAAGACGGTTTGCTTCGATTGCAGATATGCAGGTTGGAGATATAGGCTCTCAACAACTGCCCGTAGACAACAAATAGTCTTGTCCCAAGATTTTGATGGACGGGTAGATGTTCTTCCTGTTAGTGACCCCAATATCTTTTCTATGTCCCAACGGGTAATGATTGCACAACAACAATTACAAATGGCTCAAGCAGCCCCAGAAATTCACAACCTACAAGAAGCGTATCGACGAATGTACGAAGCGCTTGAAATTAAAAACCCAGAAACTTTGTTTAAACCAGAGCCTCAAGTTCCAGAAGTTCCACCAAGAGATCCGATCAGTGAAGAACAGGCCGTCATGTTGGGACAACCCATTAAGGCGTTTGAGTGGCAGGACCATGAAGCCTATGTTGCGTCTCATTCTTCTTTTCTTCAAAATCCCATGGCTCAACAAAACCAAGGAGCTGTGCAGATGTTAAGCGCAAACATACAAGAACATCAGGCGATGTTGTATAGGCTTCAGATTGAAGAAGAGATGGGTAAAAAACTACCTCCACTAGAGGAACTCCAAAAATTACCTCCAGAGCAAGCACAAGAAATTATGAATCAAATTGCTCAAATGGCTACACAAGCAACAGCCGCAGTTACCGGCAGAGCAGAGGCTATGGCTAAAGCCGAAGAAATCGAGAAGATGGATCCAATTATTGAACTCCAAAGAGCTGAGATAAGACAAAAAGCCGTTGCTGCTGACCAAAAAACAGATGTTGATAGAGAGAAAATTGAGTCTCAAGAGGCCATTGCTGAAATGAAAATTGCAGCACAAAGGGAAAAAGACGTACAATCATCCATACTAGAGTCAGATAGAACGTATGCCGATATTTTAAACACTGTCCGACAAGCAGATGAAAAAACTAGAGGAAATAACAGGAGTTAAGATGAAAAAGAAGTCAAAACTTTATCCAGGACCACAAAAGAACCCAGTTAAGCTGAACACAAACGGCGACGGCAAGGTGAAAGCGGTAAAAGGTAAAGCAAAGGGTGGCGGAGCTGCCACAAAAGGACTGAGTTTTATCCAATGGATAAAAGAATAAGCCATGGATTGGCTAACGGCGACTGAATTTTTATTAAAACAGTCCCGCAAACGACAAGAAGAGCTGAAAGATACTCTTGCAAGCGGCGGTATAGGTGATTTTAACCAATATCATCGTTTAGTTGGCGAAATAGCGGGGTTGAATTTTATTGAGAACGAGATAATTAGACTACATAAACGAATGGAGACCCCCGATGGCGATTAAAGCCGAGAAAACAAAAGAAATGCCCTCTTTTGTTCAAAATTTTGGTAAAGAAGAGCCAAAAATAGAAAAACCTACCCCTTTTACTCCCGATGACCTAAAAAAAGGCACTATTTCACATAAACTGCCTAAACCTACCGGTTATCGAATGCTAATTTTACCCTTTGCCCCTGCTGAGAAGACAAAAGGTGGAATCTATCTGGCTAAACAAACTGTAGACCGAGAGCGTCTAACTACAGTCGTGGGCTATATTGTAGCTCTAGGGCCAGATGCTTATAAAGACCTCAATAAATTTCCTGAAGGCCCTTGGTGCAAGGAAGGTGATTGGGTTGTTTTTGGACGCTACGCAGGAGCCCGTATTCAGATCGATGGAGGAGACTTGCGCCTTTTAAACGACGATGAAATCTTAGCTTTAATAGATGATCCTGAAGATATTTTAGGTGTTTAATGTTTACTATTGAAAAGATTCACGCTAAACTCAAATTAATCCATGGAGGAAACCATGCCACAAGCACAAGAAATTTTAGAACAAGAAGTTGAAATACAGACATCCGCAGACGAAGATGTTGCTGTTGTTGAAGTTGACGCTTCGGGTCAAGAACACGAACAAGAAATAGAGCAGTATAGCGATAAGGTTCAGAAAAGAATTGATAAACTGACCTATAATCACAGAGAAGCTGAAAGACAAAGAGACGAAGCGATTAGGGTAGCTCAAACACTAAGAGATCAAGTTAAAGATTTTGAACAAAAAATTGAAACTTCTGATAAAGCCCTATTTCAAGAATATAATGGCCGCGTTGTCACTGAATTAGAGCAGGCAAAAGGAAAATATAAAGAAGCCATGCAGACAGGGGATATGGACGGTCAAATAAATGCCCAGCAGAACATAGCTAAATTGGCTGTTGAGCAAGAAACTTTAGCCAGGGCAAAGAAGCAAAGAGATGCAGCTCCCGTGGTAGCACAAAATGGTGCTCCGCCAAATCAACAGCTTGATCCTAGAGCAACGGCCTGGGCACAAAAAGAAGAAAACGCTTGGTTCGGAACAGATCGCATTATGACTAATGCTGCTTTTGATGTAGATAAGGAAATGCAAGAACAGGGAATAAATCCTGCTGTTCCTGATTACTATGAACAACTAAGCAAGAGAATTAAAGAAGCCTTTCCACACAAATTTGAACAAGCGGAGAGTAAATCTCCTCCTGTCCAAGCTGTCGGACGGAATAGTGTTGGGACTAACCCAAGGACTAGAAAATCCAGAACAGTAAAACTCTCAGCAAGTCAGCAAGCAATTGCTAAAAAACTTGGTGTGCCACTAACAGAATACGCAAAGTATGTCTAAATATAGGAGTATAACATGACAGATCGCAACTCCCGTTCTGCTGAAGTTCGAGAAACAAAAACTCGCAGGAAACCTTGGCAACCCCCGTCCAGTTTGGACGCGCCTAAACCACCTCCAGGATATAAGTATCGCTGGATCCGTGAAAGCATTCTCGGGCAAGATGACAAAACGAATATGTCTAAGCGTATTCGGGAAGGATTCGAACCTGTTAGGGCTGAAGCTCATCCTGAGTTTCAAGGTCCAACAATTGAGGATGGAAGACACGCAGGTGTTATTGGGGTTGGCGGTTTAATCTTAGCAAAAATAGATGAAGAGATTGTCGATGAACGTAAGGAATATTTCCAAGAAATGACCGATGCGTCCATGCAGGCAGTTGATTCAGAACTAATGAGGGAAAGTAATCCTATTATGCCTATTGAACAACCGAATCGTAGAACGAAGACGGAGTTTGGTAGCAAACGGGATCTTTCTGAAGATTAACCTTTTAACTTATGGGTAAATAACTATGGCAAATACTAATGATCCCAATGGGTTTACACCAGCCTATCATATGACTGGTGGAACTATTAGACCTGCCCAAATGAGAATCGCTAGTGCGACAAATGCTTCTATTTTTAGTGGTGATGTTGTCAATCTATCAAGCGGTTATATCATTCAGGGTACGGCTACTGGTGCTCCTATTGGCGTTTTTGCTGGCGTTTATTACGAAGCAACTGACGGCACTCCGACGTTTTCGAAACATTGGACTGCAGACGTTGCTACATTAGGAAGTGCAGATGCCAAAGCCTACATATATAACGATCCTGACATCGTTTATGAGGCTCAATTTACAGCAGGAACTCCTGCGGTAAGTTTTATTGGCAGCAAATACACTCTCACAACAACTGCTGGTAGTACATCTACTGGTCGTTCTGCGGAGGGCGTAACTGCTACTACATCTTCTGGCGTGGCTCTTTGTGTTGGCTTTGTGGATACACCAAGCAACTCAATAGCGGCTTATGCTAGAGCCTTTTTTCGTTTCCCAGCTAATCCATTTGAATAAGGAGATAAGTAATGGCAATTAATCGAGCACAGCTCGTTAAAGAACTTGTTCCAGGCCTTAACGCTTTATTCGGACTAGAGTACTCAAGTTATTCTGATGAGCACACAATGATTTTCGATACCGAAAGTTCAGACCGTGCTTATGAGGAAGAAGTGATGCTCTCTGGATTCGGGGAAGCAGCAGTTAAAGGCGAAGGCGCTGCAGTTAAGTATGACACTGCCCAAGAAACTTGGACAGCTCGTTATACACATGACACTGTGGCTTTAGCTTTCTCCCTAACTGAAGAGGCTATGGAAGATAATCTTTATGATACCCTTTCTGCAAGATACACTCGTGCTCTTGCTCGTTCTATGCAACAAACAAAGCAGATTAAAGCTGCTAATGTGTTGAATAACGGATTTAGTAGTAGTTATCCAGGAGGAGACGGTAAAGAACTTTTCGCTACCGATCATACTTCTATAACTGCTGGTGACCTTAAGAACGAACTAAGCACGGCTGCAGACCTTAATGAAACATCTATGGAACAAGCATTAATTGATATTGCTGGTTTTAAAGATGAGAGAGGTCTGAAAGTTAATGCTCAAGCACAACGCTTAATTGTGCCGCCAGCATTACAGTTTATTGCAGATCGGCTGTTAAATACTCCAGGTCGGGTCGCAACTTCAGATAATGACATCAATGCAATTAGAAATATGGGAATGATCCCTGACGGCTATGCTGTGAATCATTATTTGACAGACACCGATGCGTGGTTTATTAAAACAGATATTCCTAATGGACTGAAGCATTTCGTCAGAACCGCCGTTTCCACTAACATGGAAGGCGATTTTGAAACTGGAAATGTACGATACAAAGCAAGAGAAAGATACAGCTTCGGCTGGTCTGACTGGCGTGGTATCTTCGGTTCTCCGGGCGCATAAAGAGTAATAACGCAAGTGAACTTATGGAACCTGTGATGTGGGGGTTTCCTACTCAACCCACATCAACTTTATCTAGGGATAAATTGTCCTACAGACTGACCTAGCAGACAATGCCAAGACGGTAGGACTTATTTTTTTCGGGAGAAAAAATTATGGCAAAATCAACCTTTTCAGGTCCAGTTAGATCACTAGCTGGTTTTATTTCCGCAGGGAACGCTGCTGTTGTGAGTCTTACTGCTGATACCTCAATAACAGTAGCAGCACACGCAGGAAAAATACTTCTTTGTAATGACGCAGACGGTAAATTTACATTACCTTCTATAGTTACAACGGCTCCAGGTGAAGACACCGACCCAAATCAAACTAATAATTTAGGGGCTCAATTCATGTTTGTTGTTGTTACAGCAGCTACAGATATGGACGTCTTAACGGATGGCACAGACAAGTTTGTTGGTGGTACTTATACAGGAGTAACTGACGCAACAGGCAAAACCTTTATTTCTGGCGCAAGCAATGATGTTATAACTATGAACGGAACTACCAAAGGAGGACTTGCAGGAAGCATCGTAAGATGTACTGCAATAGCTTCTGCGAAGTATTCAATAGAAGGAATTATACTTGGTTCAGGGACTTTAGTAACACCGTTTGCTGACGCTTAATAGGAGAACCGTATGAGTTCATCAGATGTAAAAGCATCGGTGCCTTTGACAGCTACTGGACAGTTACAAGGAACTATCGGTAGTGGAGCAGGGACAGCAACAAATTTGGGGCCTATAAGGATCCAATCTGTTCAAGCTCAAGCAAGTGCTGCAGATGCTACTATAAAAGTATACGATGGTACAAGCGCTAGTAGCACTAAACTTCTAATGGAATTTAAATTTGGTAGTGCGGCAAATGAAGCATTTGATCATTACCTACCCAATAATGGAGTTAAGTTTTCTACAGGAGCCTATGTCGTATTAGCTAATTGTGACTTTTTCGTTGCATATCACTGTTAATAATGGCTACTTCGGGTACTAAAACATTCGCTTTAGACACGGGTGAAGTAATAGAAGAAGCGTACGAACTTGCTGGGCTAGAGGCTCGGACAGGTTATGATGCAGCAACGGCTAGACGATCTTTAAACATTATGTTTGCAGATTGGTCGAACCGAGGCATTAATATTTGGACGATTGCTCAAGTTAGTTTAACGCTAACAGAGAGCACGGCAAGTTATACGCTTAATTCTTATGATATTGATGTAATTGAGGCCGTTATACGAAGAACAGTAAGTGGAACTCAAACGGACTATCAGGTTAATAGGGTAGGGCGTATGGAATATTTGAATATTCCTAATAAAACAACGGAAGCTAGACCTACAGAATTTTTTGTCGATAGACAGACAACTCCGGTGCTTTATTTATGGCCAACACCCGACAATTCTACTGATATTTTTTTATCCTACAGGATTCAGCGTATAGACGATGTAACTGCTTCTGCCCAAGACCAAGAAGTACCTAGTCGGTTTATACCGCCAATGGTTTCTGGTCTAGCTTATTATATGGCTCTTAAAAAGAACCCAGAACGAGTTCCTATGTTGTCTCAAATATATGAACAAGACCTAAGAAGAGCTCAAGACGAAGATAGAGGAAGAGCAAGTCTTCATCTGGTGCCTAAGGCAACCTATTAATGGCTTATGCAAAAGGCACACATTCACTAGCGGTATGTGATCGTTGCGGTTGGTCGTACCCTTATCTTTCTATGATGGTTGAGTGGAACAACCTAAAGGTTTGTCCTGAATGTTATGAACCTAGACAACCTCAAGACACTCCAGCTAAACACACACAAGATCCTGAAACTTTATATCAACCTAGACCTGAGGTACCATTACCTCAGGCCCAATTAGGTGTTGTAACTGCTGGTGCTGCATCCCCCATGACAGACACGACGGCAGATACAATAGGAACATACTTTACAGGACTTGAGGCTACGGCAAGTCTAGGAACAATAACGGTGACAACATGAGCTTTACATATTCAGGTTTAAAAACAGCAATACAAAACTACACGGATAATGATGAATCTACGTTTGTGAGTACGTTAGACACTTTCATTAAATTGTCAGAAGAAAAGATATTAAAAACAGTTCAATTAGACGAGTTTCGTAAGAATGTCACAGGAACAGCAAGTT